GGATTTTTTATCGTCACGAATTTCTCCAGTATTTGCATCATATACAAGTTTATTGCGATAACGACTCATTACGTCTCGCAAATATTGCTCTGCTTTCATTTTTGGAAGATTTCCAACATCAATATAGAATATTCTACGTTCAGGTGCTCTTGATAACCTGTATATAACAAGAGAATCTTCAATCATGCGAAGTTGATTGATAGATTTAATTGCTTTGTGCAAATAAGATAATGTTATATTCTTATTTCTATCAACTAATCCAGAAGTACAGTATGTAATACTATCTTTTGAAAATTTTATTCCTTGAGTAACTTGACCAGATCCTTTTGCCATAGAACCAACAGGATTTTGTGTGTTTTGATTATACACAAAATACTCAGTTATTTCTGGGAACCCAGAATCCATGGGATCTTTTTCTAAATCTTTTGACAGGGCAATTGAATTGTCGTTTCCTTTTTTTGCCGCTTGTCTAACAAAACGCATTTTTAATGCATCAATGTATCTCAATTCTTGAATTCCTTCTTGGGGATTTTTGAGATCAATTACTTTATGATAATATAGTCTTCCATCAACATACCAATTTCTATATATCTCATGACATTTTTTATCAAAATCCAATAATTCCAAAATTCCTTTAAACTCTTCTCTTATCTTTTTCTTCAATCCATCACTAGCATTTAAATTGTCCAAATCAATTTGAACTGGACTATCATTAGTATCACTAACAATGGCTTCATTTACTATATCTTCAATGGCTCCATCAACTTCTGGATGAAGAGCCATTTCTCTATATCTTTTAATTAAGTCATACTCGGTCCTATAGATACCTTCGATATCTACGTAAGACCCAAAAAATCCACTAGTTAGATAATGGTCAACCCCGTCCTCATTTGATTGAGGAACGGGGGAAACCACACCTTTAGATTTTTTATCATCATCATCTATTGAAAAACCAAATAGTTTTGCCATTATAATCTAAAGTATTTTAATGTACTATTTATTATGGTTTAATATCAATTAATTGCCAATTGGGTTTGATCAGTATTCTGAGTCTCCCACCATTGGACTTGGAAATCAACAGTAAACTCTTCAATAGTATCTGAAGTATCATACGATAGATCAATTTGCCCAACATTGGTTGGGAAAATCTGATACATTTTGTAAGTTCTTAATGGTTTTTGATTTGCAAAGTCGGTATTAGTTGAAGAAAATCTAGTCTGACCTCTACCAAGCTGATAAACATATGCATCAACCATGTAAGAACTTGGACTTGTTCTACCAGTACCATTACTAAGTCTACTGATTTGGTTCATCCAAGATTCAAGAGCACTTCTTAGTTTAAAGTCCTCATCATTAATAATTGTGACTGTCCAAACGTCAAATGTTCTATCTCCAGCAACTTTTAAAATCCTACCTCTGAAAGGAATGTCAATTGAAGCAACATTTGATGCTGGAAGTGCTGCAGTTTTGCATAAGAAGTTAAATGTATCATCATCCCAACCAGAAATGCCAGCTGGAAAAGTTGGAATACTAACTTCAAATAGATTGGGTCTCGCTGCACCACCTTGAAGTTTTGATTGGAATTGCGAGATTGTTCTAATTGCTCTCGTCATTGTTTTTTGATCCTCCTAGTGTTAGTTTTAAATAACAAATCAAACTCTACCAGCAACTTCTTCAAAACTGATTCCAGTTCTAGTTGCAACAAATGTTAGGGTGACGTAGTTAATCGACTTAGCAGGCTTCAAGAAGATGTCTGCTCTGAACTCATTGTTATCAATAACATCTGGAGTATTATTTGTCTCATCACAAATTACAAGGAAGTCATAAATACCTCTCTTTGCCTGAACATCACGTAAATATGGTTCAACAATATTAACAAAGTTTGCTCTTGTAACCTGATCATTAAATTCAAACAGTTGAGATTCTGCAGCTCTTTCAAGTGCTTGCTCGACTGTTAGGAATAAACGACGAACATTAATTCTATCAAAAGCGGAGGCAAATCCTAGTGCAGTCTTATCTCCAAAAAGAAGAACGCCTAAACCAGATTGAGAGATAATTGGATTTATTCTTGAAGAATAAAGAAGATCTCTTTGTGCCTTATCTGGATTATATGCAAGTTTAATTGCATTTTTAATAATTCCTCTTTGCTGTCCAGCAGGTGAGAACCATGGATATGCAATTAAGTTTGTTCTTGCCATTAATCCAGCAACATCTGGGTTACATGGAATGTATCTGAACAAATTATTAAATCTATCATATGTGTACTTATATCCACTATCAAAAACAGCATATGAGGAAGATTGTAATGGACTAAAGAATTGAATAATATTACTTGTTTGTGTTGATATATTTGTAATGTTAACTACAGATGATCTATGTGGAGATATAACGGCAATACAGTCCTTTCTAGAATCAGCAAGATTAATAAGACTATTTGCCTTTGCTTGAGTTTCACTAAGACTCTCCAATCCTGGTCCCATAAGTAAAAAATCTACATCAACATCTACCTTATTAGCAAATAATTCGTAAGATTCGATTAGATCACCCAAACTTGATTTTAGATTTGACTGCTCTGTGTAATCTGAACCATTTTCCAGTTTATAAGTTACTGCACCAATAGAACTAAATATGGAATCTTTAGCATCTTCATCCCAAGTTCCAAAATTTGATGATAATGAATTGAAGTTAGTTACTGGGTCAGATCCAGCATAAATTATAGGATCACCAGAGTCTAAGAATCCAGGAGTAACTGGGAAAGTATTGTGGAATTGGTCAAAGCCTATACTTTGGTTTCGACCAGCGTAAATATACTCTGAGAAATTTGCAAGATAATTCTTGTACCAAATTTTTTCTGGAGAGCTTACTGTGGATACAGTGTCCCTTGCTTTTGACATGAATAAGTGCTTTTCAAGAATATTTCCTTGAATACCTGTCAAACTTCCAGAATCATCAACAATGACAACATGCATTTCATCATTCTCACCACCCCTTTCCTTCGCATAATTTGAAGTTCCAGGTTTTGGTGCTATAGTGCTCCAAGGTATTCTAGAATTATCTAAACCTAAAGTTTGCTTGTTATACCAATCAAGAACACCACCAATTTGAACTCTAGAAATCAATTGATCAGTAGTGGTAATTCCAACAGTAATTTTATCATCTCTAATGGCATCTGTTGTTAGTACTAAGTTATCATTTGGTGCAACGCCACCAATTAAGTTACCTAAAACAGTAATTTCTTCACCAACACTAAAGTTTTGTCCAGGATTTACGAGTGTTACTGTGCCAATACCACCAACATTATTTCTGAAGATATTAAATGTTACTCCAGTACCTCCATCTGTTCCAACACCAGAAATTCCAAAGAATGACCCATTTGCCGCAGTTGTTACAGCAGCACCAACGCTAATTCCAGTTGATGCAACTGCACCAAAAGATAAATCATATCCACCAACTTCAGATCCTGGAAGTGTAACAGTTCCAACGGTGTAACCAACACCTGCATTATTGACGATAACAGTGGAAACTGCTCCTGTAGCATTATCTCTTGTTACATCAAAAGTTGCTTCAGTTCCAATACCACTTGTACTACTTACATTAGTATATGTATTACCAACTTCAGATAAAATTGAAGTTGATCCTAGTAGTGTAACTTCTCCAATAGCATCGACTGAAGATGCAATCTCTCCAAGATTATTAACAATGTTGATTCTTTGATTTGCTAAGAATGATGCAAATTCACTTCCTTGTGCATAATCGACTCTATAATGTCTTCCTGGTTCTGTTCCACCAGTAGATACTCTAGAGTGAATTTTAACAACGATTGCGCTTTCTCCAGTTTCTGGAGCATTAATTGCTTGTACAATTAAACCCTTTAAATATCCTTGAAATACTGATGTTGTTCCTGCACCAGGAATAACTTTTCCACTAATATCTACAGTAACTGCATAACCAACTCGTGCATTAATTGGGTGTGCTCCAAACACACCAGTACCAAGATCATTATTAATACTAGTAGTTGCAATACCAATAACTTGATCTGCAAAATCGTCGATGTAGCAAACTTTTAAACCATCTGACCAAGTTCCAGGATTTTTTGCGGCATAGTAGAAACTTGAAGCACTATCAGCATAATTTGCATTATAATCATCAAAGTTTTTAATTTTTAGATTAGTAAGACCAGATTGACCTACTCCAACATTACAGTTGCGTAGATTTTCTCCATCAGTTCTGATTACATTTAGGGTGCCACCATATGATAAATATGATGATGCACTCATCCAGTATTCATAATGATTTTCTTCGGATCTTGGTTTGCCGAAATTAGAAATTAACTGTTGCTCTGTTGTAATATTGATAGGGTCATTTACAGGTCCGATTTCAAAGGGACCCGCAATACCTCCAATGTTATCAAGAACGTTGTCAGCTCTTCCTACGGTAAGATCAACCTCTCTAGTTAATACACCAGGAGATAATTGAGGAGTCGCCATTGATTAATTCTCCTTAATACTCAGTTTAACTA